AAGCAAGAAAACCCAGTAAAATCAATGGGTTTCGGCATTTAACAAATGTCTAAAAAAAATATATAACAAGGAGATAAAAGAATGGACTTATCAAAGGAATTTATGCAGTATCAGATAGATAATCCTCATAATTTAGCGTTTAAGACAATTATTAGTTATGAAGATAGAGAAGATACAATTGATGGATTTAAGCGATTACTAAATGAAGGTAAAAACAAACGGTGGATATCAATTAAAGATAGACTTCCAGATGACAATGTAGAGGTATTATTTTTAACTAATACAAACAGAAGATATGTTTGGAAAATTCGTACACATGTATATCATGATGGCACAAAGTCAATTAACTATCGCTGTATTACTGCAAGAGGTAGCGATGTAACTGGTTTAAAACCTATTGCATGGTCGGAATTACCAGAATAAGAAAGGAAGAGTACATATTTATGAGATTAAGTGAAACAGTAGAAATGATGTGTAGTGATGACTACAAGGAAAGATTTAGAGCAGAATATGCTCAGTTAGTAAACAGATATTATGGACTTTGTAGAATGTTAGAGAAGTGGGATAATGGAACATTAGAGTTTGAACCTACTTGTCCAAGAAGTACATATAACATGCAGACAAAAGCTATGGAAGATTACATTGCAGTTCTTGAAGCAAGAGCAGTTATGGAAGGAATTGAATTGTAAATGAAAGTTGTATGCTTAGAAGAAGCAAAAGAGGAATATGATATTGAAAATTTTGGAACACCATATGGTATATCCTTTGATAAACTCGATGATCTTTCCATTGATATTGTAGAAGATAAAAAGAATGATTTTAGGATTAAAAAAGTTTTTCGTGATATAGAGAACTATAAATTAGAATATGAATCTATGAGAGAACATTTTCAACATAGTAATAGTTCTTATGATAGAAATATAAAGAATCAATGCGATATTGTATGTAACATACTTGACGAAGTAATTGAGATAATTCGTAAACATTATGGAGAATATATAATTGAAGAAATTCATAAATCAACGATACCGTTGCAAGCTCCAGAGATTGAGACTGAAGAATATTCTCATCAAGAAATAGTAGCTTGGATCAACAAGCATAAAAAGGATTTCAAATTAGAATCACAATACTAAAAATTTTTATTAGAGATGTTTTAAATTATTAATAGAATAAATTCGTTTTTCATCGGTCTGATTTGGCGATTAGATTGATGAATCCGCACACAAATAAAAATCAAAAATTATTAAAACAAAACAGAGAATATATATTTGGGTGGTTAAACAGCATACCCTTGAGTTTTTGCACTCAAAAATCACTGATTACATAGAATTTGACATATTAGTTATTTCTATGTTCCGTCCGGCAGGGCGTTTTAATAGATAAAAATTTTTATATTACAGGAGGTACATGTGGTACATGAGTGACAAAGTAAGACAGATGGTAAACAGGGTTGTGTTGACAGGAAAGGTAACTGAGTTTGAAAAGAGAGCTGGAACAATTTCCAGTGGCGAGAGTATAGGAGCACCTTATATTAGCTTTAAAGGGAAAATTCAGTTTGGTGAACACAAAGCTATGGAGCGTTCTTTTGAAAGATTTGTTCAGGAATACAGTGTAAGAGAAGGAAAAAAGAAAGAGAATAAAGCTTACGAAAGAACAGTTGAATGGGCTAATTCTGTAAAGTCCGTTGCTGATTCAAATTGGGAAGAAGCCACCGAGGTAAGTTTGCAGTGTTCATTTGCAACTAATGATTATGTAAATGCAGAAGAAAAATTAGTTGAGGCATTAAAATGTAGCGTTGCTTTTATTAACGATGTTGATGGAGAATATGGAGCAATGGCAGATGTAGAGGGTTATATCAGCCAGATTACACCGGAGACAAGAGGCGAAGATCAGAATGAAACTGGAAGATTGCGAGTCACAGTTTTGACCAATGATTTTTTTGGAAATATTATTCCAGTTAAAGGCATTATCGTTCCGGCAGAATTGCGAGAAGCCTTTGAGGATAACTATGAAGTAGGACAAACTGCAAAACTCTTCATTACATTTGAGTTACATAAAGGAGAAGAAAAACCAAAGAAAACTGGTGGAATTGGTGTACAGAGAACTACAGATGGGAAGTCATATGTTGAGATGATTTTGACTGGTGCTGATCCTGCAATGGATGAAGATGACAAAGACTCTTATTCAAAAGAAGCAGTTCGCATTGGAATGTCAGAAAGAAAAGCAAAACTTGACGAACTGAAAGAAAAAGGATATCAGGGAAGCAAAGGAAAAAATAGCGGAAGTGTTTCAAAACCGAAAGTTGTCGTATCAGATGATGACATCCCGTTTTAAAACTTGTGACTAGATTTAACATCTAGTCACTTCCAAAACTATTGATGAAAATAATTAAATAAAAAGGAGATATAAAGAATACATGGCAGAGATCGATATTTTTAGCTTGCAGCCAAGCACAATTAGTAGAGATTTATCAGGAAAAAGTTTTTTGATTTATGGAACCAGAAAAAGTGGAAAAACTTCTAATGCAGTAAAATTTCCGAAACCGTTAGTTATGGGATTTGAAAAGGGTTGGAATATGCTTTCTGGTGTTTATGGACAGCCTATTAATAAATGGTCTGAGGCACTGAAAGTAAAAAAACAGCTTTTGTCAGATGTAGATAAAGTTGAAAAGGGTCAGAAAGATGAAACTACTTTTAAAACAGTAGTGGTAGATACAGCAGATCTGGCTTATATGATGTGTGAAGATTATATTCTTGCTAAAGAAGGTGTTGAATATCTGGATGAGACTGAATCAAAACGTGGTTATAAAGCTGTTAAGAAAGAGTTCAATATGTTCTTTCAAGAAATTGTAAAAGCAGGATACACACTTGTTGTTATTGCACATTCTGAAACAAAACAAATTAAGGAAAATGGTGAGAAGTATGAAAGAACACAGCCACTTGTAGATAAACGTGGTTTTGAAGTTCTTGCGGGACTTGTTGATGTTGTGGGATTTGCAACTAACGAATTACAGGAAGATGGCACAAATAAAATGGTTCTTACTTTGAGAGGAAATCAGTATCTTGAAGCCGGAACAAGAAATAAGTATATGTCAGCAAAGATCCCGTTCACATATGAAGCATTGAGAAAAGATATGGAACAGGCAATTGATAAACTGGAAGCAGAAGATAATGCAGTCGTTACGGATAAACCTATTGAAGTTTATAAAGACCAGTCTGAAACAGCAGATTTTAGAGAAACAGTATCTTCAATTGGAAAGATGGCAAAAGCCTTAAATGATCAGGGGATGATGGACAAGTACCAGACAATCACAAATAAATATCTTGGGAAAGGTAAGCTGGTTAGAGATTGTGATGCGACCCAAATTGATTTGCTGATGTTAATTTTAGATGATTTGAATGATTTGATTAAGGAAGAGGGAATTCTAATTGATTAATAGATAAAGGGGGGAAACCCCTTTATCTTATTTAAAAGAGGTAGTGTAGCGATGGCAAGAAAAGTAAAATGTCCTGAGTGTGGGACTTATAACGATAAAGAAAATACAGTTTACCATAATTCAAAATACTACTGCAAAATTTGTTATAAAAACAAACAGAAAGAAGCACAAGATTATAAAGCTTTAATCGCATATATTTGTGAATTATATCAGATTGATGTTCCGACAGGATGGATGCTGAAACAAATCAAGGATTATAAAGAACAGTTTCATTACACTTATCGAGGAATAAAAACCACTCTACATTATTTTTATGAAATACAAGAGGGGAATAGTGTAGAAGATAGTTTAGGAATAGGTATTGTTCCATTTGTTTATGATGAAGCAAAAAAGTTTTATATAGATAAAAAAGCTATTAAAGATAATCTAAAAGATTGTGATATGCAAAAGGTGCAAAATAGGAAAAAAGTCATTCACATAAATCGGAATCAAGATGAGAAAAATAAATATAAAGAGATGGCTTTGATTAATATAGAAGAACTTTAATATGAAAGGAACTATAGATTGAAAAAAAGTAAACTACTTAGTTATGTGAACAAACAAGCAATAAGAGAAGTGCTAGGAAGTTTGTTACAAGAACCTTCTCTGATTAGAGAATATAAAATTGTACAAAATGATTTCCCAGAAACCTTTCATAAATTGATTTTTGCTGCCATTAACAATTTATATAAAAATGGTGCAGAAGAAATTGATGCTGTAGCAATTGATGAATATTTATCCCATTATGAAACGCAATACCAAGTTTTTATAAAAAATGAGGGAATTAGTTTTTTAGAAAAAATACAAGAGATGGCTTTACAGAGTAATTTTAAATATTATTATGACCAATTAAAAAAATTTTCTTTGCTGCGAAGTTATGTTGAACATGGAATTAGTGTAGAAGAATTTTTTGATCCTGATGAAATTAATCCAGAAGTTATAGAAAAACAACGTAAGCAATTAGATGAATATACGATACAGGATATTATCAATCATTACAAGAGAAAACATTCAAAAGTGATTGCACCCTTTTTAAACACAGAGGGACAGGATTCTAAAAAAGCAGGTGTTGGAGGACACGAGCAAAAAGAAAAATGGAAACAGGATACTGCATGGGGAATTGGATATGCTAGTGCCTATCTTACGACTGCTTTACATGGTATTAGAAAAAGACGTTTTAATATCAAATCTGCTGGAACGGGAGTGGGAAAAACCAGAACTTCGATAGCAGATATTGGATATGCATGTTCACCATATTATTATGATAAATCTCTTGATAAATGGTGTGAAAATCCCAATGGTAAATCGAATGGTGGATTATATATAGGAACAGAGATGGAGTTACTCGAAGAGATTGATCCGATATTATGGGCTTATATAGCAGATGTCCCACAAGACCATATTGAATTTAACTTGTATGAAGATGGAGAAGAGGAGAGAGTAGACAAAGCAATTGATATTTTGGAACATGAGGCAAATATTTGGTTTGAATATGTCCCGGAATATGATGCGAATACTTTGGAAGAAATTATTGAAACACACAAGTTAGAACATGATATTGAATATGTTTGGTTTGATTATATTAGTGCAACAGTAGAATTAAATAGCGAGTATGCAGCAGAGTCAAAAACAAAAATGGTCGTAAGAGAAGATCAAGTGTTGGCAAATTTATCTAAGAAACTGAAAAATTTCACAAGGAAATTTGACGTATCAATTGATTCTTTTACTCAGGTAACAGGTGATTTTAAGAATGAAGCAAATCGAGATCAAACGATTGTAAGAGGAGCAAAGGCAATTATTGATAAAGCAGATGGTGCAATGATTGCAATGCCACCAACTGAAAGAGAATTAAAGAAAATTGAACCAATCACAAGAGAGCTAATAAATAAACCAACTCCTAATTTGGTGTATTCATTATATAAAAATCGTGGGGGGAAATGGAATAAAATTAAAATTTGGCTTTACATAGATTATTCAACTATGAGAGTACATGATTTATTTGTAACAGATTATGAATACAAGCTGATTAAAGATATGGAAAAAACATATATAGATGTTAATGATGAAGAATATGCTTCTACGAAAGTCAACATAAAACCAGTAGATAATTTAGAGATAAAAGAAAAAGAAGAAACAATTGCATTTTAAGGTGGTTGTAATGATAGATAAAGATTATTTGTTGGAGCGTATAACAGAAGTACAAATACTTGATATTTTAAAGAGTTTTGGAGCCTTACCGTATGGAACATTTAAACAAAACGAGATTTGGTTTAAAACTATTTGCCACGGTGGAGATTC